TGTAGATTTAAAGTCTCTCGACATGCATCTAGTGCATAGAAGTTGCTTAGTTCAAGGGATACATTTTGAAACTAAGTCTTTTAAGATGTTAACGCATCTAAACTGGTTATGTTTTGATTCAACATTTCTCTCCTAATTTAATCGAATTCTTTGTTACGAGGATTGTTCGTTAAATTATTTAAGATCTTCGAAATTGACGTTTTCAGCTTTTTCAATTATTATATCATTTCTCTAGGCGTTTCCGTCATTTAAATTGCTTTATATCTTACCTTATACAAGTGGTTCAGCTTCTGTTTGATTTTCGGATGATTCAACCGGAGGTTGTAATCCAAAGTATTCATATCCGTACAATTCGATTCCTGCATTCTTTTCAATCCAGGTTGATTTCTTAAATTAGAGTAATTCTATTTCATCAAAATTTTATCCGTTACCCTCACCTAGATCCAAATACCAATGGGCTTCTAGGTGTTTATAACCTTAAACTCTGATTTTGTGTTTATTCTTCTTACCTCTAACTTATTTTCTTCTTCTTCTCTTCTTTTATGGTTTTATTTTCTTTTGACGAATTGGTTCGAAATCGCTCTTTCCAGCAACAGCAACTGCCATACTTTCTAGAGCCTCCATTCCAAATTTCTTACCAGTCCATTACAATGTTTTTGCTCCCATTTGATTCATCACACCTCTGCCCAATTTCTAAGCAAAGTGTCCTATGTCTGAACCAATTGACTTCAAAGTATTCCAAAATCCGTGATGTTGATTCTCATGTGCTCTATTTGAAAGAGTGATAGCTTTCTCAGTCATCTTGTCTTATAAGCTAGTATGCATAGTGGGAGGTACTGGTGCCACAAGATTGTGAAGGGTCTCAGTAATTATATATTCATAATTAATTACAAGGTCAAAAGCGATTTACGAACTGCTAGTATTGACATTATAATAGACAAAATAAATAAATCTAGGACAAACAGTAGCATCAGAGGAACTATTAATGAATAGTTTCTCGTTAGGTGTACTAGGCACATAATTCAATTAAAATCCTTCTCGTAATTATACTGATTCTTAAGTGTTAGGATGCTATCTTATAGCATCAATATCTAAATTCCCTAATTCAGTCATTAATACATATAATTATCCTTGTTAATTATATTCGCTACAAGTCTCGAAACCTTTAATGTAAGCAGAAATGACCCGATACTTACCAACTTCACTCGTTGAAACTGGTGAAGAAAGTAAGTTATAAGATGCAGTGAAGGTCTCTCCTGTGGTACCTACATTATCTTAATAAACTGGATTATAAATATCATTAACGTTAAATCTAAAAATTTTTCGACTTCCAGTTGTATATTATGCGATCTTAGCTCGAATCTTTCCTAGTGTTACATCTCTCCTATCATTTCCAGGGATTCTGGCGATGTTTTCTTTTGGATTTATTAGTGCTTTATGGTATGTTGATAACATTTAAATTTTGATCTGTTTGAAAATACTTCTCCTTCGAGAATTGCCCATGACTCTCACAAGCTGTATTTACTTAAGATCATTTTCATATTAAATCCTAAGAGATATGGGACAATAACCATATTCTCTTAATCTAGTTCTAACCACATATTCTAAAGTGTCTTGCACTTATTGCATATGTTACCAAAATGAGCCAAATCTCTTAAAGAATTCTCTGGATATCATTTTAAAGAATACATTTTCATGTAATCTCGAAATAGATTTAGATATTTCTTCAAGAGTCAATGATCCCTATGACTACAAAAACCGAGATTGTGAAACTGCGAGAGCATGTTATCCTATGTTTTATATCATTTTCGTTTGATGGCCAATATAGTATCTTGCATTAATAAGAAAATTTTAAAGGTCCGTTATTATGATTGTTTGGTCATCTTGGAAAAATATATCTTTTGAACAATAAGAAGCGCGGTTGACGCTTAAGATTTAATCAGAAGGAGGACAAATCATTCCACAAGCCCATCGTGGTTATTCTATTTGTTTCTTGGATTCGGCGTATACAAGTTTTAAATTTTATTGAAATTATAAGGCATGAGATAATTTTTTAAAACATATGATAAAAT